ACAGCTCATTCCCGAGACGCCAGCCGTTGACTACCCAGCCAGCGCCGAAGGCGAGGACTCCGGCGGCAATGCCCGCGCCGACCATGAATGGCACACGGCACGGCGTCAGGCGGGCCAACAGCGCGGCGATCATGTCGGCATCCTCAGGCCGTCCAGGAACAGCGCTTTCTCAGCCGCGCGCCGGTCGACCAGCCCCTTGAGCTTCTGGCCGTTCGAATACACCCAGCGGTCGAACTGATCGGCGGCTGCCTTGTGGCTGCCCTTGTTCAGCAGGATCAGCATGGTCGATTCGGCCAGCGACTTCGCACCCAGGTTGAACGTGAAGGACACGAGTGCGTCGAATTGCTGCTGGACCAGCGGCGCCTTGACCAGCGACGACACTGCAGCCTCGGCGTCTTCCAGATCCTGCGTGAGCCAGACGTCGGCCTGCTGCTGAGAGCAGCGGTCACCCATCTTGACGCCGCGGGTGTGGCCGACTCCGATCGTGGGAATGCCAGCGGGACAACGGTATGCCTGCAGATAGCAGCCTTCGAACTGGCGGATCAGCGCACGGCACGCGCCGGATGCCTTCATGCGGGCGACGCTCATTGTGTGTCCTTCGGGGCGTCTGCCGGCAGGTTGAACTTCGAATTCGCGATGCTTTCGAGCTTGAACAGAGCGCGGCTGCCCATGTGGGCCATGATGCCGACCAGGGCGTACTTGAGCGACGTTGGCGCGCCGATGTAGTCGCACAGGTTCGCGACGACGATCCCGGTGAAGCCGGAGATCACGAGCTCGCCGACGAACTCAGTGACATTCCAGGCGCGAACGTGCCCCTCTTTCATCTTGCGCATGAAGGAGGCCAAGCCGCCCAAGAGGGACAAACCGATAAGTAGTGCCCAGCTGAGAAGCACGTCCAAGGTGCCAGGGGTGGGGGTTTGGTTCATTTCGCCCTTTCAGGACAGGCTGCGCTGGTCGTAAAAAAACCCGCCGAAGCGGGTCCTGGTGGAGTCGGAGGCTTTTGCCACCTTTGGATCGGGGTCTTGGGGTAGTCGGCCATGTGCAGGTCGATCGGGCGGGCGCGCTTCATCACATCAGGATCGAGCAAACGCGTGCCGCCGGCCAGGACGATGGCGAAGGCCAAGTCCGAGCACCACCAGCAGCTATCGTCGCTCCAGTCCTCCGAATAGGTGAACGGGATGCCGACGGCGCCAGCCCAGTCATATTTCCTCGACTTAGCCGGCGGGGGCGGCGCGCACTGCGCTTCGGCGAATGCGATCGCTGCATCGATGTCCGGAACCCAAACAGGCATGTCGCGGTAGATCGCCACACCTTCCATCAGATCATCGACGGAGCCTGCGCGGCAGCCATGCGTCATCGAGGCTTCATAAGCCCTGGCGCCGATGATGGTGATGGCGTGGCTGAACTGGCGGGACCCTGCTGCGAAGCCGATTGCAAGACTGAGCGGGTTGTAGGGCCAGCGGCTTGTGAGCCGGACCGTAACGTAGCCGCCGCGCATCACAGCCCCGCCGCGCGAATAAACATGTTGTCGATCTCTGCTTCCGTCTCGCCGAGTTGCGGGATCACCTGCGTAACTAGCGGATCATCCCGACGAACGGTGCTCGAGTATTCGAACTTTGCCTGGGCAAGCTTCCGGGATTTCTCATCGGGGATTGCGGCCAGGATGTCATTAACGTCATCCAGCAGATCGTCCTCGATCAAGATAGCGCGGGCCTGCCACATGGCGACTGACTCCGGAACGATCGGAGCGGGATCAATGGGAGGCACGAGTGGCGCCTGCTCAACGCCATCGCGCGCTTCGTTGGCGCGGTAATTCGGCCAGTCAGCAGAGACATCCTCGGTGACCTCGATGTACGAGCCCTCGTGCTCGGGCGGAACATCCTGCAGATAGCACCCAGTCAGATTCCCGAGCTCATCGTATGTGACATAGCGCATCATGTAACCTTTTCGAAGAGAAGTTCGGAGAAGATGTTGGCCTGCGCACTGTCCAAATTGGCACCGAGACCAACACTGGCGTTAGCAGTGCTCGTGAAATGCCTCAACGCGATTACAGTGGTTGCTGCCAAAGTGAATTCACCAGTGATGACTGACCGACTTTGACTGAAAGGCGAACTGGTTGCGCTAAATTCGCTCGTCCCAAGCAAGAGAGTTGCCGCAGCTCCGACGTCATATAAGTACGCCTGATGAAGCCCGGTTGCGTACGCAGGAGCGCTTCCGGTTACCTTGTACTTGCCGGCGGGCAGCGTGACCTGGTTTGACGAGAGAGACGCTCCTGTAATGGTATTTGTTCTGGTCGTATTCAACGTACGAGTGTTCATGCCCGTGACCGAGGAGCCGCCGCCAGAGCCAGCTGTTTTCTGATCCTGAACGCGCAAGGTCGGGTATGCGGTCGCCCCGGTATCACCCTTGTCGCCGGTACGTGAAAACTTGATCAGCACCGCCTCATTAGCTCCAAACGGATTCGTTGAGCTGCCTCCGGTATTCGTCACGGTCAGCTTTCGATATCCAGTTGCGGTAGTCCGTGCGGTCAGGTCGAAGGTAAGAAACTTCAAGGGGTCAGCTTGCGCCACAATACGGAGTTGCCCCTTCACGGCGCTGGTCGATGCGTCCAACTGGTCGAGAATCGACGTGTAATCGGTGCCGCCTGCCCCGAGCAAGTCAAGATAGATCGTCGTAGCGGCAGTCTGTGTCGCCGAATTCAGTCGCAGCTTACCCGGCGTCGGATCAGCGTCCGCGGTCGACGAGAGGTCCACAGTGTACGAAAGAGCGTAAGCGCTGCCTGCCGCCAGAACATTCAGTCCGGACACGAGCGCGAGAAGCTCCGTTACGAAGTTGATTAGCCAGGTTACGAAGGCATCCAGCCGATCCGAAAAGGTCGCACGGTCGTTTCGTTGCGGCGCGGCCGGCGGTAGTGTGAGTGCCATCAGATGAGTCCTTTTACGGTCATAGAAATATTGCACCGGTCAGCCCGGTAGGAAAACTTGCCGGAGCCTAGGCCCCAGGTGCGGAGCCCCGCCGTGTCCGGACTGTCGGAGCAGAACCAGAACGCCGGCTTTCCAAGCAGCGATGTGACGATCTGCTGCGCGCGCATTCCTGCGGCGCGGCTTTCCGTGACGGCTGACATACTCAGGTTGGTCGCAGACGGGCCGTCAACGATGTCTGTATTGCCCCATTGGTCCGTGTCGATGTAAGCGAACGACGTCGGCTCAGCCTCTGCATCCGACAGCGTTTGCCCAAGCACCTTGATGTCCCCGACCGCCAGGGCGCCGCAGCTCACCGTGCTGCCGGCAAAATGAACCGTGAGCTCCCCGGTTGCGTATGGCGGAGCGTCGGTCAGCAGAAGGTCGGTCAGCGGCTCGAACGGGTCGAAGAAGTACTCCCAGTAGTCAGCTGGTTCGCTTGCTTCCATCGACCCGCTGTAGGAGTAGACGACAGCACCGCCTGGCACGTCCTTTAGCGTGACTTCGATCGCGTCAGCCAAAACACCCGCCGCATAGAACGCACTAAATGCACCTGGCCGAAGAACGACGGTCAGCCCGCCACTAGCTTTGGTTGTGGTCCCAACCTTCTTGTCGAACATCGCCCAAGGATTAGCCGGCCCAAGGTCTTGCCAATACACGACACCGCCATTACTGGCGGCTACGCGATTGACAGGGTCAGTCGGATCCTTGCCGACGTTGCTCGCCACAAGGCTCCGGTAGTTGTGTTGAGTTACCGGACTGTAGCAGTAAGCTCCCGCAGCAAAGGACGTTGTGTTGTCCCAAGTGGGGTAGCCTTCTGCTACAGCCGTGGTGCTCTGCAGAATTGAGGACGTGATGGTGATTGGAACCAAGACGCTGAGATTGCCACTCAATTAAATCCCCTTCACGCGCAGGTAGCTGCCGCCAGGGCTTGCGCCCTTCAGCACATCAGCCATGATTGCCATGTCTTTCGCCATACCCTCGATAACCTCCCGTTGTTTCGCGTTTTCTTCCTGCAGACCCTTTACCGCATCCGCAAGCACCGCCCCGTTATCTGATGGCCTAGATGCTCGTGCCAGAACGGACATCAGCAGGCGGTTATCTGCCGCCGGGATGATTCGCTCGCCCTCATGCACAAGCGCCGGCATCGTCTGCGGTACATAGTTCGTGCCGATCGCGAACGGGTGCAGCTTCTTGTACTCATCACTCCCCATGATGGCGGCGCGAATGGCGTCAAGCGGCGTGCCTTTGGCAATCTGGTCCTGCCAGAACTGCAGGCCGGCTTTGTCCGGCGCCCGGCCAAGAAGATCTTCGTAGAAGCCCGCAACGGTCGATGTACCACCCACGACCGGATTCGACTTCGCACCGCCAATCGACGACTGGAATGCCGCCAGGGCCTGCGCCAGGGACAGCGTTGCAACCGACTGCCCGTTCAGCGCATCAATCTCCGCCTGCCCATTCGCCACAATCGCGTCGAGGCGTTTGATCTGGTCGTTCAGCGCGTCGAGCGACTTCTGCTCGATCGACAGCGAATCGTCAGTGATGTCACCCAGCTGGGCGATATCGTTCTGCGTGCGCAGCAGATCGAACATGTAGTCTTCGCGCGAGCCGAACTGCTTCGAAGCGTCTTGCGTGACCGCACCGAGCGCCTTCTTCAGCGACTCGACTTGCGCATCCGACAGCGTGCCGCCTGCTTTAGTGATTGCCAGGTCAGACCGGATTTCGGCCTGCGCCATCGATCGCGCGAACAGCTTCTGTTCTGGCGATTGAAGGCTATCGAGCGTGCTGTGAAGCGCCTGCGACAGGCTTTGCAGTTTGTTGAAGGCTGCGGTATGCGTGTCGACGCTCGTCTGGATCGCCGACTTCTCTCGCGACACCACTTTCTGGAGTGCGGAGTACATATCGCTAACCCCGCCCAAGACGGCGCTGGCCGAGTCTTTGGCCGCCTTGACAGCTTGGATCTGGTCGAACAGCGACCGGTTGCTCTCGTCGAGCGCGGCGCGCTGCTTGGCCAGTAGCTGAGTTGACGACATGACCAGCTCGTCCAGTTGGTCTTGCAGGCCTTTACGCTCGTCAGCCACCCGCTGCGCTTCCTTCAGTCCTTGCACTTGGTCGAACAGTGCACGGTTGCTGAGATCCAGCGCGTCTCGCTGCTTCGCCAACAACTGCGTTGACGACATCGTGAGTTGGTCAAGCTCGTCCTGCAGACTTTGGCGTTCCTGAAGGGCCTTCGTTGCCGTCTCAGGGTGTACCTGGGCAAACACCTCACCAAGAGCCAACAGCGAGTCGAGCTGCTTGGCGCCCGACTCCGTCGCTGCGGCGCCCGACGTGATCAGATCATCGACCAGAGCCTTGAACTGGTCCCGCGTTGTGGGGATCGAGCTAAGGCCCAAGCTGGCGAGCGCCTTGTCGAGCGCCTCGGCTACTGGCTTGATACGCTCGGCGTCCGTCAGGAAGTTCTGGTTGAAGAACGCCGCTTGCGAAGACAGCGCCGACAGGCCGCCGGCGAGGTCGATCAACTGCTCACGAGCCTTTGCCGACTCCAGGCCGGTCGAGCCGAACAGCGAACTGGCAGAAAAGCCCAGCAGCTGCGCGATTTGGTCGGTGCCTTTGAAGTCACCAGCCAGCCGCTCGAGCGCCGCGGATGCGGTCTCGCCCGACTTCGACAACTCGTCCAGGTTCGGAACCAGCTTCTTCGCGATCTCGTCGCCGATCCCGCTGAAGAAGTCCGTGACGAGCTGCTGATCCTTCGCAGCGTCACCGGTCAACTTCAAATCGAAGGTCTTGGAGTAGTCCTTGATCCAGTCAGCCTGCACGCCCAGCGACGAAGCGAAGCCGCTCGAAGCGCCCTCGATCGTCGCCAGACCCTGCGTGAACTGCTTGACCATCTCATCGGTGAAGGCCTTCGATTCGGTCCAGTTGCGATCGCTGCTGAACCAGCCCCCATCTTGGTGCAGTTGTTTGTAGCTGTCTCCCGTCAGCATGCTTGCCGATAGCGTGCCGCGATAGCCCTGCGACTCCACTTCGGTATCACCGTGGCCGAAGGCAGATTTGAACAGCTTCGCGCCTACGATTGCACCCAGAGCGATCGGAGCTACCGTGCCGACCGCCATGCCGATACCCGAAGCGATGCCGCCCGCCGTTCCGGTGGCGATCAGTGAGCCGGCAGCGCCGAGAGAACCGCTCAGCGTGGTGGCTCCGGTTAGCCAGCCGGCGCCCGCAGCCAGCGAACCACCAACGCCGCCCGCACCAAACAGCGATCCAAGTCCAGCGGCAGCGCCAACTGCTGTTCCAGCGCTGGAAACACCACTCCCGGCGGCTGTAGCGCCAAGCACCCCCTGCTTGCTTGCGATCTCGCCGGCAATCGCCGTCGGACTGATGCCCATGAGGCTTCCGACCAACTGCACGACGATCGGGCGAGCGAACATGTTGTAAATCTGGTCGGCCACCGACGTCTTGAACGTGGTGACAAGCGAGCGGGTGAACGACGCCCATCCGTCCTTGCCGTGGTTCAGCATGTCCGCGAAGCCCTGCTGGAAGACTTGACCGTATTGGTCGACTGCCTGCTTCCAGGCGTCGTAGCGCTCCTGCTTTGCGGCGCCATCCATCAGTGCGGCCGCACGCTCACGAATTGCCGCGGCTTCCTTGCGGATGTTCTCGGCCCGTTCACCGGTCAGATCCCACCCTTCGGCGACAATCGCCTTTGCCTCCTTCTGAGCGGCGATGTCGAGCAGGCGCGCGGCCGTCAACCCGGCAATTTGACGCTGGC